TTGAGCGAATTCCACCAATTTATCAACGCCCGTAACCATCCGCCGTCTCAGGTGCGGGGCGTCATCCGTGCTGAGGCGGCACATCCCCACAAGGAGATTTTCATGTCTGATTCCCAAGACATTCTTCAAGACCCTGTCACCGAAACCATCGGCGTCGATGAAGCCGAAAAACTGGTGGCCGAAGCTAAGCGCGAGGTCATTCAGTCAGCACAGGCCATTGCCGAACTCTGCCTGCTGGCCGGTTGCCCCGAGCGTGCGGCCGAGTTCATCGCCACCGGCAAATCGCAAGCCGATGTGCGCCGCGTGCTGATCGAGGCTCGTGCCGCGCAGTCCGATGCGACAGACATCCGATCGACCATCACGGTGGATGCGGGCACGCAAACGCTCGACCGCCCGGAAACATCTCCCATCGTGGCCGCCGTCAAAAAACTCTCCGCCCACGCCTGATGTACCTGATGCACAACAGCACAACACTCAACAAAGGACTGACCCATGCCATCCATTACCGAAACCAACAACCTCGGCGACCTCTTGAAGTACGAAGCCCCCAACCGCTATTCGCGTGACGTTGCCACCATCGCCGCTGGCCAAAACCTCCCTTTGGGCACGGTGCTGGGACGCAACGTCAATGATGGCAAGCACTACGCCATCGATCCCGCCGCCACGGACGGCACCGAAGCCCCGATAGGTGTGCTGGCCATCGCGATCGATGCCACCAATGCCGACCGCAGTGACGCCATCCTGATCGTGCGTCACGCCATCGTCGCCAAGACCGCCCTGGTCTGGCCGATTGCGCTCACCGGTGCCCAGCGCACGGGTTATGAGCAGCAACTGGCCGATCGCGGCGTTCTGGTGCGCGAATCGGTTTGATATCGCACGGACACATCCGACTGTCTTTCTTGCCTTTCTTCCTTCCTTTCTTTCTCCCCTGAACCCGCCTGGCCTTGTGGCTTGCGCGGGTTCTTCCATTTCTGGAGCCTCACATGCAAAACCTCTTTGACAACCCCGCCTTCAACATGGCCAGCCTCACGGCCGCCATCAACCTGATCCCCAACCGTTATGGGCGGCTGGAAGAACTCAACCTGTTTCCTGCGAAACCCGTGCGCACCCGCTCGGTGGTGATTGAATCGCGCAACGGTACCTTGAACCTGCTGCCCTGTGTGCCGCTGGGCGGGCCTGCGAACCAGAACCGGCGCGACAAACGGCAGTTGCACTCTTTCGTCATTCCCCATCTCCCGCTGGAAGATGTGGTGTTGCCCGAGGAAGTGCAGGGCGTGCGCGCCTTCGGTTCTGAGACGGAAACCGACACGGTCGCATTGGTCCTGGCCCAGCATCTGGAATCGATGCGCAACAAGCATGCGATCACCCTTGAACACCTGCGCATGGGAGCGTTGAAGGGTGTGATCCTGGACGCTGACGGGTCGGTGCTGCACGATCTCTACAAGGTCTTTGATCTGGAGCGCTCAAAGGTCAACTTCGAGCTCGCGACAGCCGGCACCAAGGTGCGCAACAAGTGCGTCGAGGTGGTGCGCACCATCACCGACAACCTGCGCGGGGAATTCATGACGGGCGTGCGCTGCCTGTGCTCGCCCACCTTCTTCGCCAGCCTGACCGAGCACGCCAGTGTCACCAAGGCCTTCGAGAACTACGCCCAGGGCGCCATGCTGCGTGACGATGTGCGCAACGGCTTCGCGTTTGGGGGCATCGTCTTTGAGGAGTACGTCGGCAAGGCCAGCTACCTCGATGCCGCCGGGGTCAGCCAGACCCGCGACTTCATCGCCGAGGGCGAAGCGCACGCCTTCCCGATGGGGACGGTCGACACCTTCAGCACCTACTTTGCGCCGGCCGACTTCAACGAGACGGTCAATACGCTCGGTCAGGCACTCTACGCCAAACAGGAACCGCGCAAATTCGACCGGGGGACCGATTTGCACACGCAGAGCAACCCGCTGCCGATGTGCCATCGTCCGGGCGTGCTGGTCAAGCTGACCATGGCGTGAATCCGCGCCGGTGTCATTGATCATGCGAAACGCCTTCGAGAGGGCAGTCGATCGCTTGTTCACTCGCCTGGGGGTGCCTGGCACCTACCGGCGGGGCGATGGCGCCGAGATCGCCACGCGCTTCATCAGCAAACAGGCCGACGTGGTTGAGACCTTCGGCGACACGCGTCTTGCACTGGCCACGCATCGATTTGATGTGATGGTCAGCGAGGTGCCTACACCCCGTGACGGCGAGCGCTTCACGGTTGCTGGCCAGACCTACCAAGTGGTGGGTGAACCCTTGGCTGACAGGGATCGCCTGATCTGGATGCTGACCGGAGCGCCGCTGTGAAACTCATGGCGGCACTGACTGGCAATCTGGACCAGATGCTGGCCGACGAAGTGCGCATTGCTGAGCAGGCGGTGACGCACTCGATACGTGAAGCCACCGATGGGCTGAAGGCCGAATTGCGCAGCCAGATCACCAGCGCGGGCCTCGGCCAGCGTCTGGCCAACACCTGGCGCGGCGCGGTCTATCCCAAGGGTCAAATGAGCATCAAGGCGGCGGGCCTGGTTTACAGCCGTGCACCGGTGGTGGTCGGTGCTCATGGCGACGGTGCCACGATCCGATCCAGGGACGGCTTCTGGCTGGCGATCCCGTTGCCGGCGGCCGGCAAGGGACCACGCGGCAAACGCATGACGCCGGGTCTTTGGGAGCGACTGCGCGGTCAGCGCCTGCGCTTCATCTACCGCCGGGGCAAGCCCTCGCTGCTCGTCGCAGAAAACCAGCGTGCCCGCCAGGGCAAACGGGGCGGCTTCTCCGCCGCCTCGCAAAAGGCCCAGGCCACCGGGCGTGGTCTGGTCACGGTTCCCATGTTCCTGCTGGTACCGCAAGTGACCCTGAAGAAGAAGTTCGACATCGACAGCGCCTCGCGCCGCTGGATCGGCACGCTGGCCAACCGGATTGCAGACCGTTTCGATGCAGCAGATCGCAGAGGGGCAGCGTCATGAGCCAACGAGAAAACGCCATCGGCGCATTGTTTGCCGTGCTCGGCCAGATGTCCCTCGGCGCCACAGTCAAGCGCAATGCAGCGTTACCGGAGCGTGTCACAGATCAGACCATGGCCATTCTGCGCGACGGCGACATGGGCGAGCCCGAGGTGTCTCTTTCACCACTGACCTACCACTGGCGGCACCAGGTGGCCATCGAGATGTTCGTGGCCGAACCCGATGCCAGTGCGCGTGATGCGCGCATGGACGGCCTGCTGATGGAGTTGGCCACATTGATTGAAGCCGACCGGACGCTGGGCGGTGTCGTCGAGCACACCGAAATCGGTCCGCCCAAATTCGATGAACTGGCCTCCGATGGCACCAGTGGCATCAAAGCCTGCCTGCTGCCCGTGGTCTTGCACTACAGCAGCACCGGCCCCCTGAACTGATCCGTCGAAAGCCCTTCGACACCCATTCTGACACCCACTCTGACACCCATTCACAACCATTTCCACAAGGAGTCATCATGGCCCGTGCCTATGGCGCGAACGCCAGCCTGTTGGCCGCGTTCGAAACCACCTACGGCAGCAACCCAGTGGGCGACTACTGGAAGCTGCCCTTTGTATCCACCACCCTCGGCTCCGAACAGGGGCTGATTGCCAACGACCTGATCGGCCTGGGCCGCGACCCGAGTGCCCCGATCCGCGATGTGATCAAGGTCGAGGGCGACATCGTCGTGCCCATCGATGTGCGCCACATCGGCATCTGGCTCAAGGCCCTTCTGGGTGATGCCAGCACCAGCGGCGCCGGCGTGGTCACGCACATCTTCACTTCCGGCAAGCCGAGCCTGCCCAGCCTCACGCTGGAGACCGGTTTGCCCGACATCTCTGCCTGGTTTGTGGCCTCCGGCGTCATGGTCAACAGCCTGCAGGTGGGCTTTGCGCGATCCGGCGCAGCCAACGCCACCGTGGGCCTGATCGCACAGGGCGAAGCCAAACAGGCCGCGACGCTGGACGCCACACCTGCCACCCGCGACCTGATCCGCTTCAACCAGTTCCAGGGTTCCATCAAGCAAGGCGGCGCGGCACTCGGCAACGTGGTCTCGGCGCAGCTGACCTATTCCAACAATCTCGAGCGCATTGAAACCATCCGTTCCGACGGCAAGATCGACGGCGCCGATCCCACGGTCGCCAGTCTCACCGGCAACCTGGAGGTGCGCTTTGCCGACACCACGCTGATCGATGCGGCCACCAACAACACACCGCTGGAATTGACCTTCGGCTATGCGATCGACGCCGACCGGCGCCTGACCTTCATTGCTCACGAGGTCTATTTGCCCAAGCCCAAGCTCTCCATTTCCGGCCCCGGTGGCATCCAGGCCACCTTTGAGTGGCAAGCCGCCAAGAACGCAGCAGCCAACAAGATGCTCACCGTCGAACTGGTTAATGACGTGACCACGTACTGAATCCAAACGAGAACATTCACATGATCAAACTGAATTTACCCCGTGAACCGCACTGGATCACGCTGGCCGCAGGCGTTCGCCTGCAGGTCCGCCCCGCTACGACTGCTTTGGTGATGGCCGCACGGCACGCCGCCTCCAAAGTGGCCGGCACCGACACTGCTGCTGCGGGCGAGCGCACCGCCACCCTCATCACCGAACTGGCCAAGCTGGCGGTGCTTGCCTGGGAAGGTGTGGCCGATGACAAGGGCAAGCCGGCCGCCGTCACGCCCGAGGGGGTCGCCGCGCTGATGGAACACTGGCTCCTGGCCGATGCCTTCGAGCGCGAATACCTGGCCGGCCTCTACGCCCTGGATTCCGAAAAAAACGCCTGAAGGCCCGCACCGCGTGGCACTTCGGTGGCGGGCAGAGCTATTGCAATGCCTGTCCTGAACCCTGCCCCGAGTGCCCGTACACCATGAACGCCCCGAAAACCCTGGAAGGCTGGCAAGCGGCCAGTGCCATTGAAGTCTGTGCCAGCCAATTGCGCATGACTCAGGGTCGGGTGGTGGGGTTGGATCTGAATGCCTGGATGCTGGCTTGTGAAAGCACTGGACTGGACAAGGCCACGGCGATCGATCTGTTCCCGGCTGTGGAGGCGGGCCTGATGAGCACCCTGCAACAAGACGAATAGCGCAACGACTGAACCAACAACTGAAATCTTCTCCCTATGGCTGAACGAAACCTCTCCATCCGCCTGTCCGTGGTCGACGGCGGCAAGGTCAAGGCCGAGCTGTCCGAGATCGGCGAGAAGGGGGAGCGCTCGCTCAAAAAAATCGAAGCCGCGTCTACACCGGCATCCAGTGGCCTCAAGCTCCTGTCGTCTGCTGCCAACGATGCCAAGTTCCAACTGCAGGCGGCTACCGATCGGCTGGGCCTGTTGGGCTCGGTCTTGGGCAAGCTTGGGCCCGCTGGCCTGATCGCCGGTGCTGGTCTTGCTGCCGTGGGCGTGGGCATCACGGCGCTGGTGCTGCCGGTGGCCAACACCGCTGACGAGTTGACCAATCTGGCGCAAAAGACGGGTGTGTCCGTTGAAGCCTTGTCTGCACTGACCTATGTGGCCCAGATGTCTGACACCGACTTGCAGGGCCTGGTCAAAGGTCTGCAGCGCTTGTCGGTGGCCATGTTCGACACCCAGATCCAGGGCGAAGAAGGCAGTGCTGCGCTTAAAGCGTTGGGCGTCTCGGCGGTAGATGCGTCTGGCCAAATCCGCCCAACCGAGCAGGTCTTGCTCGACTTGGCTGACAAATTCGCTGACATGCCCGATGGGGCAGACAAGGCGGCGCTGGCCATCAAGCTCTTCGGCAAGGAGGGCATGAGCCTGATCCCGCTGCTCAATCAGGGGCGTGCGGGCATCACTGCCTTGATGGAGGAAGCCGAACGTTTCGGTTTGGTCATTTCCAGCCAGACCGCGCAGGCGGCCGAACTCCTGAATGACAACTTGGACCGTCTGCGCGGCATGCTCGAAGGCGTGCAACGCCAGATCGGCGCGGCCGTCATCCCGGTATTGGCCGACTTCACCGAGCAAGTGATCCTGGCGCAGGGCGAGACCGGAAGTTTCAGCAACGAACTGCAGCGCATCACGTCCAACCGCGAAGCGACATTGGCGTTTCTGGAGTCCGTTGCCTCGGGCTTGGCCTTCATTGCCGAATCGGCCGTTCTGGCCAAGCGGGTGATCAGCCAACCCTTTGACAGCCTGTCGGTGGTAGGCAAAGACATCGAGACCTGGTTCAAGACGGACCTGTTGCGTTCGATGAAATCCATGGGCTATGACCCCAAGGTCATCGACGCCGAAATCGCCAAGTTGCAGGGCGCCCGCGATGACTACGTGCGTGCCGCCAATGACCGGCTGTTCAACATCAACCAGAACCCCGGCTATGTGGAGCGGGTGGCGAAGTTCTTCGACGAGCAGCGGCGCACGGTGCGGGTCATGGGCCAGAAGTTTGTGCTGGATACCGAGGCACAGGCCAAGGAAGTGCAGGCCATCTATGACAAGTTCCTGCCCACACTGCCGCGCAAACCCCGGCCGGCGCTGGACCTGTCTGGCTTCGAAAAGCCCAAACCCGCAGAAAAGCTCAACGAAGGCGAGGCCTTCCTGAACCAACTGCGCTCGCGCTTGACGCGCACCCAGGACGGTGAAGCGGCAGAGCTGCGTGCCCGGGCCCTGCAGATCGAAGCCAAGGGCTACAAGGGTGTGGCGGCCGAGGCCGAGCAGTACATCCAGGTGCTCGAAGCCATCGAGCGCCAAAAGGAAAAAGACAAAGCCTTCGACGCGTACGAGAAGGAAGAAGCCGCCTCACGCAAGATCACCGAAGGCCTGATCGGCAGCAACCGCCAGCGCATCGAAGCCCTGCAATTGCAGCGCGAGATGTTGGACATGACCGATGGCGAAAAGGCAGCACTGCAAGCCCGCACCGATCTGGAAAAAGCCGCCGCAGCCGCCCGCAAGGAAGCGAACCAGATCGAAGACGCTGGCCTGCGCGTACAGACCATCGATGCCATCAACGATGCCCTGGCCCGTCAGCTGCCCATCGTCGAAGACCTGGTGCGTGCCAACACCGAGTACCAGCGCAGTTTCGAGTACGGCGCCAAGTCGGCCTTGCGCACCTACATCGACGACGCGACCAACGCTGCCAAGCGGGCACAACAGGTGACGACCAATGCCTTCCGTTCCATGGAGGATGCCCTCACGAAATTCGTGATGACCGGCAAGCTCGATTTCAAGAGCATGGCCGATTCGATCATTGCGGACCTGGTGCGCATCCAGATCCAGCGTTCGATTACCTTGCCGCTGGCCAACTGGCTGGGCAGTGTCATTCCGGGCATGGGCGGTGGCACCGCAGGTGGATCAACCATGCCACTGGGATCAAGTGACTTGATGGGCACCATGGCCAATGTCGCGCATAGCGGCGGCGTGATCGGGACCGATGCACTGATCAGCCGAACTGTGCATCCCGGCGTGTTCAGCGGTGCCCCGCGTTTCCACACTGGTGGCATCGTTTCGGGTGAAGTGCCCATCATTGCCCAAGAGGGCGAAGCTGTGTTCACGCGCGGGCAGATGCGTGCCTTGGGCGGTGCGCTTGGTGCCAAGTCCCAAGTGCCGGCGGTGAACGTGCAGGTCAACGTGGTCAACCAAGCCAAGGGGGTGGACGCCCGCATCGAGCAACAACGCCAACCCGATGGTGGCCTGCGTCTGGATGTGTTCATTGAGCAGATCGAAGGCCGTATGGCACGCGCCATCAGCCAGGGCACGGGCATTGCGCCGACGCTGGAGCGCCGCTATGGCCTGAATCCCGCCATGGGAGCCGTGCGATGACAACCGTGAACAACCTGTCGGTCTGGCCGGAGACGCTGCCACCCCCACGGGTCGAGGGCTACAGCCTGTCGCCTCGGCCCAGCATGCTGCGCACCGAGATGGAAACCGGCGCCGCGCGGCACCGGCTGCGCTCTCTGTCTGCCAACTACCAGGTGCAGGCCGAGTGGCGTTTCTCGGAATTCCAGTTTGCGGTGTTTGATGCCTGGTGGGCCCTGAACACCCGGCTGGGCGAGCAGTGGTTTGTGCTGCCACTGGCCGTGCCACTCGATGTGCTGGCGGTTGAAGCCCGTTTCCTGTCCCCTTGGCAGGCCGAGTTGCTACCCGCCAAACGCTGGCGGGTGGCCGCACAACTGGAAATCCGCAACCTGCAGCGCCTGACCGCCGAAGAGTTGGAGGCTGCCAGCGTTTATGGCGATGCCGAGATGGCTTTGACCGACCGTCTGCACCGCTGGCTGCATGAGCAGATGGCACCGCCATATTTCTGAGGACCGAAGATGACCATCAAAGATCAACTGCTGCGCTCGGTCACCCAACTGGAGACCGACAGCAGCCTGGTGCACGACTGGGCGCATGGTGATGCCAATGCCCAGGTCGCCACCGAACGTGGCCCGGTGAGGTCGCCCGCCAAGCTGATTGCCGACAAGGATGCCGAGATCAACCAGGCGGCCGATGGGCTGCTATCTCGGGCGGTGTCAGCGGCCAATCAATCGGAGGCGTCGGCCAGTACTGCCAGTCAGCAGGCGAGTGCAGCTTCTGGCTCGGCCAGTTTGGCGGCTGCGTCCGAAGCCAATGCGGCGGCTTCTGCCGTCGCTTCCAGCGACAGCGCAGCGCGGTCTCTGGCATCCCAAACGGTTGCAGCAGCGTCTGAGGCCACAGCCATTGATCGCGCCAAAGACGCCTGGCAGTCGAGTTGGGCCGCAGGGCAATCGGCAGGACGTGCCGCTGCATCCGCTGAGCAATCTCAAGCCAGTGCGGAATCTGCCGCAGGTTCTGCTGTGGCTTCCGATGTCAGCGCCGACACCGCTGGCAATCTCGAATTCCTCGCCCGTATCGAAACCCGGGTCGGTGAAGTCATGGCCGGTGTGGCCCTGGCTGGAGGAAATTTGAGCAGCACTTCTGCCGACCGCGCCAATGTGTCTGCCACCACAGCCCGGGCACAGGCCGATCTGGCGCGCACGGCGGCCAATGCGGCACTGACTTCCCGCACGCAAGCTGCTGAATCGGAAGTGGCCTGCGCTGCCTATGTCGAGCAGGCCGATGTGTTGGTGGTCAGCCCCTACACCCAGATGGCCGCGCACCTGATCGCCACCCAAGCCGTGGTGGTCGAACACCACGCGTTTACCTGAATCCCTGAACCGAACCCCGAAGGAGCCTATCCATGGCTGAATCTGCCAGCGGTCTGATGACCGAAGTGGCGGCGTTGACGCACGCCACCACGCAACTGCTCAATACCGTCAATGTGCGCAAAGCCACGCTGGACGCCAGCGTCGATGCGGCGGCCGGCAGTGCCACATCGGCCGCCAACAGCGCCCAGTCCGCCAGCACGAGTGCTGCATCGGCTGCCACCACGCTCGATGAAGCCGAAGTGGCGCGTGATACCGCCCAAACCTACCGCGACCAGGCGGTGGCCGTGGTCACCAGCAACGACGGCTCCTTCGAATCCGCCCCCGGTAAGGTGCCCGTGGCAGGTCTGGACGGCAAGATCGACTACGACTACCTGCCGCTGGCCGGTCAAAACGCCATCGTCGCCGAAGCCCTGATCCGCTCCACCCATGAAAACCTCCTGGACTTCTTCGACGACCGCCAATTACGCAACACGTTGCGCGGGCTCTTGAAGGGCCTGGCCAGCGGCACGGTCACCGTGAACGACATCGACAACCACCTCTAAACCTTCCACCCCTCGGAGATTTCCATGAGTATCGAAACCGAACTGCAAAATGTCGTAGCCGCCGCCTCGGCACTCAACCAGACCGTCCGTGGCCAGATCGATCAGATCAATGCATCGGTCAACACGACCGCAACCAATTTGACCAACAGCGTCAACGCCAAGCTGTCGCAGATGGATGCCTGGCGCGATGGTCATCTGGACGAACATCCTGCGTTCTCGGTGAATGCCAAC